CTGAGCGACGCCAACCTGAGCGACGCCGACCTGCGCGGCGCCAACCTGAGCGGCGCCGACCTGAGCGGCGCCAACCTGAGCGGCGCCGACCTGAGCGGCGCCGACCTGAGCGACGCCAACCTGAGCGACGCCGACCTGCGCGGCGCCAACCTGAGCGGCGCCGACCTGAGCGGCGCCAACCTGAGCGGCGCCGACCTGACGCCAATTCGCGACGACATATGGGCCGTGCTGTCGTCGGCGCCGCGCGAGGTGCTGGCACTGATTTCCGCACTCAAGGATGGTCGCGTCGATGGCTCGACCTATACCGGCGCTTGTTCCTGCCTCGTCGGAACCATTGCCGCCGCCCGCGGTGAACATTACGACGACCTGCCCGGCTTGTGCCCGAACGGCAATCGCCCCGCCGAGCGCTTTTTCATGGGCATCCGCAAGGGCGACACGCCGGAAACCAGCCAGTTTTCCGCGCTCGCGCTGAGCTGGTCCGAGGAATGGCTCAACACCATGACGGCGGCATTCGCGCCGGCGCCGGCCGCCGCCGAACTCTAAACCCACCAGCCACGCCACGGAGGAAATTCAAATGAACACCTGCGACCACGAAGAGCGCCGCGAAGAAATGATCGTCGAGCGCCTGAAAAAGCACGCGGACTACACCCGCGCCCAGTGCCAGGCCGGCGACGCCAAGATGTTGCGCGACATCGCCAACAACCTCGGCAGCCTGCTGGTTGAGCCGGGCGTCAGCGAAGAGATCGTCAAAAGCGTCGCCCTGGGCTACGCCGGCCTGGCCGGCAACCTGGTGGCCAAGCTGGTCAACAAGGCCATCGATGACGACGCCGAGGTCGAGGCGATCAAGGAAGTCGAGAAGCTGGAGGTCGACGCCCGCGTCGAGGCCGGCCTGAACATCGCAGCGATGCGCCGCCGCGCCGCCGAGACCGGCGTCGAGCTGACCGCCGCCCTGGACGCCGTTCAAGCCGCGCAGGTGGCCAAATGAAAATCACCTTCACCACCAAGGCGTGGCTGAGCGAATTTGACATCAGCACGCCCGAGCAGTTGCGCACGCCGAAAGGTGCCGCCGGCTTGCACTACGCGCCTGAAATGTTCGGCGCCGGCTGGACGCTGGTTGGTGCCGCCGAGGTCACGCTTGATCTGCTGGACGAGCGTGCCCTCGTTGATGCCAAGATCGCCACGCTGCACGAGCAGGCCAAGAGCATCCGCGCCGAGGCCACCGCGAAGTGCACGCAGATCGAGGGCCGGATTCAGCAACTGCTGGCCATCGAGAACTCGGCGCCGGCCGCGAATAAAAACGACCTGGTCCAGATCCAGATGGAGATGGGCGACGACTGGACGAACATCGGCGGGGCAATGCGCCGCGCCGTGGCCGAGGTCAAAATGGGCGATCTGGCCGAGTGCCACCCGGGTCCGCTGCGCATCGTGGAGGTGCTGTGATCCGCTGCCTCCGCCTCTGGCTGGCCACCCGCAAAATCGCCGCGTCCGATGCCGCGCTGATGCGCCTGCGCCAGTTGCGCGCCGACCTGATCGACCTGGAGCAAAGCGAGCAGCGCCAACAGGTGGCGCTGGCCGCGCGCCGCCGCGACATCGAGCGGGGCCACGCGTGATCCGCTTCCTCTTCACCCAGTACCGCCTTTCGTGCCGCGCCGGCTTCGGTCGCCGCAAGGCCATCAAGCGCGCCATCAGCGCATACATCACCGGTTTCTAACCCCGAAGGACATTAAAAAAATGAGCAATCAAGTCGCCGTCAGCCCGGCCAAAACGCTGAATGATTTCATGGACAAGTACAAGGGGCAGATCGCGCTTGCCCTGCCGAAGCACATCACGGCCGACCGCATGGTGCGCCTGACGATGACGGCGTTTAGTCAGAATGCCGCGCTGCAGAAATGCGACATGCACAGCATCTTCGCCTCGGTTGTGGTGGCCTCGCAGCTGGGCCTCGAAATCGGCGTCGGCGGCCAGGGCTACTTGGTCCCGTATGCGGGCAAGGCCACGTTCGTGCCTGGCTGGCAGGGTCTGGTCGACCTGGTGTCGCGCGCCGGCCGCGCCACGGTCTGGACCGGTGCCGTGTTCCAGGGCGACGAATTCGATTGGGCGCTGGGCGACCGGCCCTTCGTGAAGCACCGCCCGGCAGGCGGCGGCGACACCTGGAAGGAGATCACCCACGTGTATGCCGTGGGCCGGGTGAACGGCAGCGAGTACCCGGTTATCGAGGTCTGGACCATGGACCGCGTGGTGCGCCACCTGAACAAGTTCAATAAGGTCGGCGCCCGCCACTACGCGCTGGAGAAGAACGGCCAGAACATGGAAATGTACGCCCGCAAGGTGGTGCTGCTCCAGGTGCTCAAGTACATGCCGAAGTCGGTCGAGGTGCAGCGCGCCGTCGAGGTGGCGACCGCGGTCGACACCGGCAAGAGTTTTACCTTCGATGGCGAGGTCGTCACGGTCAAGGACATCGATGACCAGGGCGCCGCCGAAAGCATCGACCAGTCCACGGGCGAGGTTAACGACAGCGCCGGCGCGCTGCCGATCTGCTCCGACGCGGACTTCAAGAAGAGCGCCGCAGCCTGGCGGGAGCAGATCACCGGCAAGAAGAAGACCGTCGGCGAGCTGATCAACTTCATCCAAACCCGCGCGCTGCTGACCGAAGAACAAAAGTTGACCATCGATTCCTGGTCCCACGAAGCCGAATAAGGAAACCGCCATGCAAATCCGCGACCTCAAACAGGGCACGCCGGAATGGCACGCCTACCGCGCCACCCACTTCAACGCCAGCGACGCGCCGGCAATGATGGGCTGCTCACCCTACCGCACCCGCAACGACCTGCTCAAGGAGCTGGCCATCGGCATGGCGGCCGAAGTCGACGCCGGCACACAGTCGCGCTTTGACGATGGTCACCGCTTCGAAAGGCTGTCGCGCGGCCTGGCCGAAGAGATTGCCGGCGACGAGTTGTATCCAGTGACTGGCTCGCTGGGGCGCCTGTCGGCCTCGTTCGACGGCATCACCATGGACGGCGCTACCGTATGGGAGCACAAGTCGCTGAATAAGGATATCCGTGACGCGGAAAGCGCCGCGCAATTGGGCCGGCACCTGCGGATCCAGATGGAGCAGCAGTTGCACATCGCCGGCGCGAAGCGCTGCCTGTTCCTGGCCACGAAGTGGGACAACAACGACCACTTGATCGAGAAGAAGTACTTCTGGTACGAGTCGGACCCGAAACTGCGCGCCTATATCGTTGACGGATGGGCGCAGTTCGAAGCCGATCTGGCCGCATACGAGCCGACGGAATACACGGCGGCGCCGGCCGCCGATCCAATCATGGCGCTGCCAGCCCTGTCGATCCAAATCCGCGGCGAAGTCACCGTCAGCAACATGCCGATGTTCAAGGCCAAGGCCGATCGCTTCATCGCCAGCATCAAGACCGAGTTGCTGACGGACGAGGACTTCGCCAACGCCGAGGAGGCCATCAAGTTCTGCGACAAGACGGAAAAGAGCTTGGAGCTGGCCAAGGCCGCCGCGATCGCGCAGACGGCCAGCATCGATGAGCTGATGCGCACGGTCGACCACATCAGCGCCCAGCTGCGCGAGAAGCGCCTGCTGCTGACGCGCACGGTCAAGGACAAGAAGGAACTGCTAAAGGCCGGCATCTTGAACAAGGTCAAGTTGGACTTCGCCGAGCACGTCGCCGCGCTCGAGGTGGAGATTGCGCCGATCCGCCTGGTGTTCCAAGCGCGCGACTTCGCCGGCGCCATGAAGAACAAGCGCACGCTGGCCACCCTGCAAGATGCCGTCGACACCGAGCTGGCGAACGGCAAGATCAGCGTCGACGCGCTGGCCAAGTCCGTGCGCGACCGTCTGACCTGGTACCGCGACGAGGGCATCGAGTATTCGTTCCTGTTCGCCGACCTGCAAGCCTTGATCCAGAAGCCGGACGACGATTTCAAGCTGGCCGTCAGCAGCCGCATCGACGCGCACAAGGCGAAGGTGGTAGCACAGGCCGAAGCCGAGCGCGCGCGGGTGCAGGCCGAAGCCGACGCGGAAGCGCAACGCAAGCTGGTCGCAGCAGCGGCGCCGCTGATGCCGGCCGAGTCAGCGCCGGTGCAGCGCGCAGTTCTGACGCCGGCTGCGGCTTGGCCACTCCCGGCCGATCCAGCGCCGGCCGCCATGTCCATAATGCCGCCATCCCTGCGCCTGGGTCAGATCACCGAGCGCCTTGGTTTTGCCCTGACCGCCGAATTCCTCCGCACGCTGGGTTTCGAGCCGTCCGGACGCGATCGCGCCGCCGTGCTCTACCACGAAGCTCAGTACCCGTACATCTGCCAGGCGCTGGTGCACCACATCCAGCAGGCGCAAGCCAAGCAGGCCGCGTAATGACCAGCCAGCGCATCAGCACCTGGCTGGCCCTGCGATGCAAGGAGCCGTGTTTCTGGCGGTTCCTGCAGGTGGCGAACGAGTCCGACGCAATCGTCGCGGTGCGCAAGATGTGCGATGTGACCAGCCGGCGCGAGTTCGACCGCGACCAGGAGGCGGCCAAGCGCTTCCACGAAATTATCCGCCACCCGTTTATCGATTTTACCCACGACCCGAAAGCCGACCATGCTTAATATCAAAGCACAGCAAGTAAAAATCAACTCCGTCAACGCCCGTGCCGAAATGCACGGCGACCAGCCGAAGCCGGCATTCGACCTCAAGTGCGAGGTGGCCGTGGGCAGCGAAGCGCTGATCCACTTCCACCCGGAGTTGCGCGCCTTCCTCTACAAGAAGAACGACGAGCCGGACTTGATCGACCAAGCCGACCCCGACGCCCTGACCGCGCTGCGCTTCCCGAAGATGGGCGCCTTGAAGTGGGGATGGGAAGGCGCCGGCTACTCGGCGCGGGTGGCCTACGGCATCGGCGGCCCGAGCGATATCCGGCTCGGCGACGTAAAGGTCGACGGCCTGCGCCTGACGCCGCAGCCGGGCGGCACGGTGCTGATCCAGTTCCGCGTGATCGCACATCCGGCCACGGACGACGTCGGCCGCCTGTGCGAAATGATCCAGCAAACCGTGGAAATGGACGTTGTGGCGCCCGAGCCGGCCACGCTGGGCGAGTTGTTCGGCGACGAGCAGAAAGCGGCCTAAGCCATGTGCTGCTGCGCCCACCTCATCGACCCGGCCAGCAGCAGCCATTGCGCGCGCGGCGTCAACTACCGCTCCCTGGCCGGCGGCGGCGTGCACTACATGGTGTTCCGCCTGCCCTGCGTCTCCATCACCAACCGCCGCGGCGAGGACGTGCGCACCTGTGCGCAGTTCGCGGCGGCTACTGAAAGCGAAAAATGACCAAGCCCCGCAAGAAATACCGGCCGCGCACCCCACGCGTGCCGATGATGCCCGAGACGCGCGCCGATATCGCGCTGGCCCTGCACGCGGCCGTCGAGACGCTGATTGCCGCGCCCGGCGTCGAAAGCTACAACGCCCTGAGCCTGCAATTCGTGACGCTCGGTCGCGTGCTGGGCAAGCAGGACTTCATGGAGCGGGCCAAGCGCGCGATGCTGGACGTGTTCGCCCGCTTCGAGCGCGTCGACAAGATCGGCGTCAGCCCGGACGAGGCGCAAGCCCTGCGCGCCACCTGCGTGGCGATGGATAGCGCCATCGGGCTGGTCAGCGTCGACGCGATGCTGGCGGCCGAGATCAAAACCGCGAAGTGGTGCCGAGAAAATGGGGTGGCAGCGTGAGGCGCGACCTCTTCACCATGCAGCTCGACCTGGGCAGCGAGCTGATTATCGACAACTTCGCCGGCGGCGGCGGCGCGTCCGAAGGAATCGAGCAGGCGCTAGGCCGGCCGATCGATGTGGCCATCAACCACAACGGCGAGGCACTGGCAATGCACGCGGCGAACCACCCGGCCACCGCCCACTACCAGGAAGACGTGTTTGCCATCCATCCGGGCTTCATCACCGGCCACCGGCCTATCGGGCTTGCATGGTTCAGCCCGGACTGCAAGCACCACAGCAAGGCCAAGGGCGGTAAGCCGCGCGAAAAAAAAATACGCGGCCTGGCCTGGGTCACGCTGAAATGGGGCGCGTTCCAGATGCCTCGGTGCATCGCGCTGGAGAACGTGGAAGAGTTCAGCGACTGGGGGCCGCTGGACGACGCTGGCAAGCCGATTGCGACGGAGAAAGGTCGCACGTTCACCGCCTTCCTTGACGCGCTGTCGACCGGCCTGGATCGCAACCACCCGGACGTGCCCGAGATTTACGCGGCACTCGGCGCCGACTTCCCCATGGAACGTCTGTTCCGGGGCCTCGGCTACAAAGTTGAACACCGCATTTTGCGCGCCTGCGATTTCGGTACGCCGACCATTCGCAAGCGCCTGTTCGTGTTCGCGCGCCGCGACGGCCTGGCCATTCGGTGGCCGAAGCCGACTCACGGCAACCCGAAACTGCGGGGCTTCGCCGCCTCCGGGCTGAAAGCCTGGCGCACGGCCGGCGAGTGCATCGACTGGTCGATCCCATGCACCAGCATATTCGGGCGCAAGAAGGAGTTGGCCGACAAGACCCTGGCGCGCATCGCCAAGGGAGTCATGAAGTACATCGTCAACGCCGACGATCCGTTCATCGTGCCAGGCGATGCCGTCGCTTTTCTGACGGAGCACGCGAACGGCTCGACGCAACGCAACTTCGCCGCGGGCGAGCCGCTGCGCACCCAGTGCGCCGAGATCAAGGGCGGACACTTCGCGCTGGTCAGCGCCATGCTGGCCAAGCACTACAGCGGCGTGGTCGGCACGGCCGTGACCGTTCCATTCGGTACCGTCACCACGAGCGACCATCATTCGGTCGTCACCAGCACCTTGGTCAGCCTGCGCAATAACCAAGCCGGCAAGAGCATCCTGGAGCCGGTGCCGACGATCACCGGCGGCGGCACGCACATCGGCGAGGTGCGCGCCTTCCTGATCAAGTATTACAGCGAGGGCGGGCAGCACCAAGCGCTGACCGATCCGATGCACACGATCCCAACGAAGGACCGCATCGGCCTGGTCACGATACGCGGCGAGAACTACGCCATCTTAGACATCGGCATGCGCATGCTGACGCCGCGCGAGCTTGCCCGCGCCCAAGGCTTCCCCGATTCGTACATCCTGGAGCTGATCCACAACGGCAAGCGGCTGTCCAAGGCGGCGCAGGTGCGCATGATCGGCAACAGCGTCTGCCCGCCGCTGGCGCGGGCGCTGGTCCTGGCCAACTTCACGCACGAGCGCGAGATTGCGATGGCCGCATGACCGCCCTCAACCCAGCCCTCACCGAGCGCCTGCACCGCGCCATCGGAAACGAAACAAACGTCGGCGGCTACTCGCCGATGCGTCACTGCCGCGGCGAGTGCAAGCGCCGCCGAAGCATCACCCAGTTCGTCGGTATCAGCGACGTTTGTATCCGGTGCGCACGCCGCGCGCCGAAACCACAGGAGGTCGCATGAGCTACATCCCCACTTGCACCCGCTGCGGCGGCGCGCACGCGCTGAGCCGCTGCCCTTGGCCAACAATTGAAAGGAAATACCCATGACCGACGAAAACTTGATCGACCGCCTCGCCGTTGCGCTGGCCGCCCGCGTTGCGCCGGCGCTGCCGGTGGCCATCGACCTGTGGAATACCGCGCTGATCGGCGCCTACCTCAAGCGCTCGGCCGACCACGTGCGCAAAGAAATCCTGTGCCTGCCGACGTTCCCGAAGCCGATCCGCCTGCCGGTGGAGGGCAAGCTCCGCGCGCAGCCGCTCTACCGTGCGCGCGAGGTGGTCAAGTGGGCCGAGAGCCTGTCATAGCTTGCCGGCGGTATCGTGCGCCGACTCGTTGTAGTAGGTCATCAGCTCGCGGATATCCCGATGCCCGGTCATGCGCGCCAGCTCGAGCACGTGCAGCTTGCGCGCCAGCCTGGTGGTGGCCAAGTGCCGGGTGTCGTGGAACGTCACCCCCTCGACGCCCGACATATCCCGGTATTTTCGGAACAAGGCGTCAAGCGTCGCCGTGGTCAGGTCGAAGCCGGCCGGAACCATGGCCCATATTTCCAGCGCCCGCGGCGACAGTGGGACATCGCGGGCATCGCCGTTCTTGGTCTTGCTTAGGTGCGCCACGCGGCCCGACACGCTGGCGGCCGTCAGCCCGCAAATCTCCCCAGCACGCATCGCCGTCTCAATCGCCCACAGGAACGCGCAGGCGACGCGCTGCGCCTTGGTGGTCGGTGTTCGGTCGGCCGCGTCATGCGCCCAGCCCAGGGCCAGGCAGATCGCCTCAACTTCCTGAGCGGTTATTAGCCTGCTGCGCGGCGGCGGGTCCTTCGGGCGCCGCACGTCGCGGGTCGGACTTTCCGCGATCCAGCGCCATTCCTTGCGCGCGATCGAGAACACAGCCGACAGCAAATTCATTTCCCGGTTGACCGTTGCCCCGGATACCGACCGTAGGCGCTCGTCGCGCCATTCGGCCACATGGGTGGTCGCCAAGTCGCACACGCGCACATCGCCCAGCTTGGTGCGCCCCATGGCGGCCAGGCGCAGCGCCTCCCACCGGTAGCCGGCTTTCCCCTTGGATACCTCAAGCTCGTATTTCTCAAATGCGTCGCGGCAGGTTTTGGTAATGACCGTCTGTACGCCGCCATTCACGCGCTTGTCGGCCTCCCAGGCCAGCGCCTGGGCCTTCGTGTCGAATGTCCCTGAATACCTGGTGCCGGACACCATCACGCGATGCCGCCATACCTTGCCGTCTTTTACTGGTGCCGCCAT